AATGATTGCTCTAGTGATTGCTCTTGCAATCATTTGTTCAAATGCATCAAGTGTTGCTACACTAGCTTCTAATGAAGTTGCAATGCGAACTTGAAGCTTGTAATAACTGAAAGATACATATGAGTCTGCTTGAAGTTTTTTCTTTTCAGATACTGATCCTTCAGCAACCCATGATGCTTCTGGTTTCAATGAACTGATTGCAATTCTTACTCCACCTCTAACATTGGCACGTGTGATTCTTTGGAATACATTGCCATATGTTTCGAGTTCTTCAATCACTCTATTCATGATTGTAGTTGGAACTAATGCTGATACATCAGTTGTGGTTGTTGTTGCATCTGCTCTTAATTCTGCAGGTACAGTTCCACCATTTCTAACGTATGCCATGAATGCCTTACGGTATTCTTTAGTTGCTCTTGGATCTAAATCATCTTCACCATTTCCACCAGCTGCACTTCTTTGATTGAAGTTACTTAAATCAGTGATTTTCACTGGTTTTGTAGCTAACGCTTTTTGAAGAGCTGTTCTTTCTTCATTCAAAGTTTCATACTCTGATGTAAGAGTATTGATTTGTTCAACATTTTCTGCAGTTTCAATTTCTTCTGCTATTGCATTCATTCTTGTTTCTTTTGCATTAATTTGTTCTAAAATTGTCATTTTTTATTTCCTCCTAGATTTTTAATTTTGAACAATGCTTTTCTTTTTGCTATATCAAGTTCTTCATTGTTCACCAACAATGCTGATCGAGCACTCTCCAGTGCTTTCTTTTCGTTCTCCAACGTATCAGATTCTTGTCTAGCATATATTTCAGTATCTTTGTAGGCTGGAAAATTTACAGCACTTACTTCAAAGATTCTTGAAATCTCAGTGATTTTTCTTCTTGGTACATCTGCTTCTAAATCGCTCCACTCATGAGCAGCAACTTGAAACATGAATGACATACCACTAACATCTCCACGCTTTACAGCTGAGTATAGGTTTTTAGCTTCTGTGTTATTTTCAATATCCAGGATAGCTTTTACTTTTAAACCTTTTTCATCAACTTCAAGCTGAAGGGTTGAGTTTGTGTTGTTTTTTCTAGATCTTGCTAATGCAAGTTTAGTATCATCGTGATTAACTAGAAGTACAACATCTTCTAGTGCTTCATCTTGAATGGCATCTCTTGCGATGGATTCTATCCACCAGTCATTCCCAATTATAGTTTCGGATTCGAATACTACAGCATAACCTTCGATTGTCGCTGTCCCATCCTCACTGTTTTCTTCTAAATTAATATCAACTAGATTGAATGCTCTACGAGCTCTGATTTCATTGTCCAGTATCATCGTTATCCTCCTCATTTAAACTAACTTTATTTTTTAACTGATATGCATCAATTATTTCTTTACTAACAAAGTTTAATGAAACTCTGTCTACTCCACCATCTGGCTCATATCCAGCTAGTTCTCTTTGTTCAGCACGTGACAAATAATTTTGTGGTCCTAGATTTTTTATCATTTCTAATCTAGTTTTGATTGTGTAGTGTTGAACTAGTTTGTCATAAACCTTAATTTCATTATCATGTTGTCTACCAATATGTTTGAACAACACATGAGTTGCAGCTTGTTCAATTGCTATCTTGAATGATTCGATATTTTTTGAATAGAGAGTTTGCCATTCATTCTCTGTCGCATCACCTGTAAGAATCTTCATTGATACACCAAAATTCATTAAAGCTGTTTTTTCGAGATGCTCTAGAACTTTCTCATCAACAATTTGCGAGGATATATTCATAGGCTCGAAATGTCCATCTGCACCTAGAGTTGCAAATGCACCGTTACCTGTACTCAAGTTTTTTATAAACTCTTCTTTAAACTGATCCAGTGCATCTTTACCCATTTGTGATTTAGCACTGAGTACACCTTTAAGTTGCATCGATGTTTCAAGTGCTTTTGGCATAAGCGTTGTTACTTGGTCATAGATCTTCAGTTTCTTTAACAAATCAGATCTATTTTCTCTTCCAAAATAATAATCATCACCATAGTGTTTTCTAAAGTGAATCACATCTTCATAAGGTACACTATAGATTCCACCATTTACTATTTTGAAAACAATCATATAACTATTCGTTTTTTCATCAAAAATCATGTCTTCTGATTCTGAATTTATTGGAAATATTGATTCTAATTTTGTGATTATACCGCCATCACCATAGTCATATTGTCTATAGTGAGGAAACCAATAAGCATTCTCTCTAACTTCTAGTTGATAAGCTGTCCAATACAGCATATCTTTTAATGTCATGACTGGATTTGGTTTTCCTTTAAATAATCTGTTGATGTCATCTTTGTTTTCTGTAACAATTCCATTTTTAACTTTTACAGATTTAATAACCATCTTTGAACATTCTTCAGCAATCGCATGTATACAAGCTCTTACTACTGATGCTTCATACACATTAATATTTGGTGATGAGCCTACAAAACCTTTGTAAACTGTACCATGTGGTTCTGTTTTACTTTTAAATACTGATCTTAAATAATCTAAAAATCCCATTTTTAATCACCACCCATATTCATTAATGTTTCAAAATCTGATTGATACATTGATTTCACTGCATATGCAATCATCATACTCACCGCTCCATCTATTCTTGTTGTTGATGACTGCACTTTAACAGGCATAATCAACCCTGAATTATTTGTCTTAACTGCTACATTCATAAGATTCCATTTTGTAAGCTCATTATTCTGATAGTTTACATAGTGGTCTTTGAAGTCAGCCCCTAAGGATCTCATTGGATTACTTAACACTGAATAATCCATTCTTATCTTTTCAGTACAACCTTGACCAAACTTATGCTCTAAATCTTTAATTAGACCTTTTGCATTCCATTGGTCATATCCAAACTTGAATGGTTTGAGTTTATACTTTTCATATAATTCCCAATACCATGCTGTAATTGCTTCATATGTAACTTCATTACCAGGAAGGATTCTTATCAATCCTTTTTGAGCTAAGCTGTGATAGTCTTTTCTTTCAAGGTTTGTCCTATTTTCGCTATTGGCTTTTGACTCTGGTATGAAATACATTGTTGAGAAAAACTTCTTTCTACCTTTTTGGATAAGAATTGATGCAGCTGTTAAGTCTGTTGTTTCAGATAAATCGATACCACCAATGTAGAAACTTTCTCTAAACTCTTCTAAATCAAATGTTTCATTATTCTCTATCTCATTGTGTAATAACCATGAGATAGCTTTGTTTTGCTTCATGTTGAAGTCTTTACAAAGGATGAATGCTCGATCTTCATTAGATGATCTTGCTTTCTCAACGTTATCCTCTAGATATTCCCATTGCTTAATAACTCCCATCGAAGGATTTGATTTCCACCATGAGTTTCTATCAGTCCATATTTCATTTTCGTTATCTTGGGTATATAACCAGGGAAGCAATGACTCATCATCAATTTCTCTTTTTAAAACCTTTCTTGCATAAACCAATCTTTTATCAAGGTATCCATCATCAACAATTCCTTCAGTTGTAATTTCAATGATGATTGGATCTTCAACAACAGAAGCTGATTGCCATATACTCATGAAGATTGTATTTTCACGCATCTCATGAACCTCATCGATGACTGCTTTTGTGATATTACGACCTTCTTTGTTTTTTTGTCTTTCTGAAATCTTAAAGACTCGAGATCTGTTTTTAATGTTTTTGAGTCCTTTTTTATTTCTATGTGTATGCTTACCATCTGGATCGATAGCTTCTCTCATGCTATCAATCTCTTGGAATACTAGATCTGCTTGTGCATCATCATTTGATGAACAACATATATCTTGACCACCACTTCCAATAAACAAATCAGTATTACAGTCAGATGCAGCAAGTGTAGTCTTTCCATTTTTTCTAGCGATTAGAAGTAAAATCTGTTTATACTTTCTTATGCCACTAGATTTTTTAAAGCTATAGATAACTTCAAGTAATGCTTTCTCCCATTTCATGAGTTTTAATGGTTTACCATAAAATCTATTTTTAGATTGTTTACAGAGTGTTTCAGTAAACTCGATTCTGATATGGGCATCAGTTGGATCATACTCATAATGTTTTAAATCTTTATAACAATTTTGTAGTACTTGCTTCATCTCTTGGCCAACAAACCAACCTTTTTCAAATACCATCTTGTAATAGTCAAGGAAATAGCTAA